CCGTTTAGCCGCAGGGGGTCAGCTTACGGCAGCGACTGTGAAACCCGGGAAAACCCCCGCGCCTTATTCCAAAGGAGTTGTCATGGCAGCAGGAGCAGACGCACTCGCGGCAGCGAAAACAGCCGCACAGAGTGCAAACGATTTTCAGAAGAGTGTATCCAAGCAGTCCGGTGCTCCGGTTCAGCACGCACCGTACGCCATGGCACACAAGGCCCGAGTTGATTCTGGCGCCGCACCAGCCCCCGCATCGAAACCCGAAGGTGATTCCGACGGCATCGCCGCCGGCATTAAGTGGCGTTTGGAACAAGGCAAGGCAGCAAACCCAGATCAGTAGAAGTACCCCGCAGTAAGACAATTGCAAGACAATGAATCCAATATGGGCGTAGAGCCCGGCGCAAAGAAGAATAGTAATGCCTAACAAAGACCCACAGAAACAAAAAGAGAACTGTGCAAGGAATCATCAGGAACGTAAGGAAAAGAAAAAGTTCGTACAAAGCTTCATCGAGAAGAGCAACATACCCGGTGAGGTCCTTACTCCCACGCAACTGTACTGTGTCTTCCATGGTTTTGATAAAGACGCGGACCCCGAGACGGTATCGAAGACGTTCGGCAAAGATAAGAACAAGGATCTTAATAAGATTCGTCGCATCTGCGTCGCTGGCCGGAAACTCGAAGGCAGTCCGGAAGAGATCACCATTGATCGGTGGCTCGAACGTCGCCGAGAGATCCGTAGAGAGTTGCCGGAGTTAGCAAAGTTTCGAGGGTCTTGGCACAAAGAAGCCCACGGTAAACTTTTCAGCGCTTTCCTTAAAAAAGACAACGACGCTCTTTTGCCGGGCTACACTCAGGATCAACTGAATGAGTGCCTGAAAAACCAAAGCCTCATTCATGAGCGGCTTATTTTGTTTCCTCGCGGCATGAGGAAGTCCACCACCGCAAGATTAGACATCCTTCAGATGGTTCTTAATTTTCCGGACGTCGTGGTTCTTGTTTGTACGTCCACGATTAAAATGGCGAATAGGTGCGTAAAGGAGTTGCGCAGTTATTTGGAAGTGAAGGATTACAACAACCCAACAGATCTTCAATGTTACTTCCCAGAGTTTTGCATACCCGCGGGATCCGGGGAAGCTAGTGAGTACCGGTGTCCGGTGGCCCATCTGGACTTACCGAACCCGACTATCTCTGCGACGTCTGTACAGGCTTCTACTGCCGGCGTTCGCGCGGATTACATTCTGTTTGACGACGCCTGCGACGAAAAGAACTATCGTGAAGTGGAGCAGCGGTTAAAGATAATCGAAACCTTTGACGCCGTTCGCGAACTCTTGATTCGCCCTTACGGCTTTTCTACCACAGTTGGAACCCGCTATACAGACGGTGATCTCGGTGACAACCCTGAAGGTCGCGGAGATAACGAGTCCGACACCAGAGTTCCTGATTTGTACGGCGAGATACTGTTACGCGCCAAGAATTGCGGTGAAGAAGACGATTTGGGTTGTTTGATTGAGGCAGCTTGGACGCCCCGTTCCTCTGAGGTAGCCGCTAAGAAGTTTAGAGACTATTTACCCGAAGACGTTGATCTTTTAATGGACGACGGTCCCGGTCTTTTTACCGTATTGAAAAAGAAAGCAATGGTAGGAGATGGGACCTGGTTTCGTTGCCAACAACTGAACCAGCCGGCCGCCGTTACTGCCGCTCAATTTGAGAACAGGTATTACAACACTTGGACAAAAGAGAACATCGAGGCGGCTTCTTTTAGTTCAGCACACATCCCCCCATTCGACAGAGTGCAGACATATATTTTTGGGGATACGGCACTAACTGATAATCGTACCTCGGACGAAACGTCCTACACCGCTGTTAAGGTGGAGAATAGAGAGGGCGATTTTCCTCTTGTTTGGTTCTGCGAAACGATATACGGCCATTGGGCAGAGAAAGAAAAAGCCCTTCAACTAGCTCGGTTTATGGCGAAGTGGAACCCCACGGCCGGAGTTCTCGTAGAAAAGATCCCGGCAGAGTCGGTTCTATTTATTCAGGAAGTTCATCGGCAGATCATACTTCACAACGTACACAACCTCCCCCTTAAGTGGTTCGAGCCAAAGACAGAGCGGGGTGCAAAAGAAAACAGGCAGCGTGACTTGCAGCTTTTGCACGGGTTGGGTTTGGTGCGATTCATTATCGGCCCTTGGTCCGACAGAGTTACGGAACAGCTTTGTGCATACAACGGCGATCCCAGAATCCACGGGAAGAGTTCTAAGGGCGGCCGTAAAGACGATGTGATCGACAGCATGAGTTTCGTGCTGAAGGTCCTACCGTACATACAAGGCGTTCAGTCGGACGCGGAAAAGATGCTCGCTGAAGAAGCGCTGCTGAGAAAGCAGAACGCCGAACTTAGCATTCATATCTTTGGAAAAGACACTACGGTGTTTATTAATCCCGGTCCTACCGCGCCGCCACCGGCGCCATACATCAACCCCATCTTTCGTGAGATGGATAAGCTCAAGAGGAAAAACCAATAATGGAGCCAGAAAAAATCGACAGCCCGCTGGCTTCTAATTCCACGGAGCAGAAATTAGAGAAACTGTATGTTGACCCATCTGCGGAAATCACCGAAGAGTCGTTAAAGAAGGACGAAGAGACGGATACTTATCAGTTCGACGATAAGGACGCCGTTAAATTAGTCCTAGACGATACGGAAACCGCGGACAATTACATCAACATCCTACAGTGGGCTTCTGGTTGGACCCTTTCTGACACCCTGTATCAGTCACCCCAGGCCACTTCGGCTTTCGACGGCGCCCAGCAAGGGCAGTCGAACGTTCCCAAGTTCCTGGTTTCGAATCACATCTCGTCGATCGTTCCTAAATTGATGGGCGGAATCTTCTACGAAGATCCGTGTTTCCTGCTTCGTCCGTTCCCGGGCACCTCGGTAGATATCGTCCGCGCAAAAACGGCCCTGTTCTCCGAACAACTTTGGGACATGAAGTTCGAAGAGGAAGCCGAGCGCTCCTTGGACCAAATGGCGTTGTTGGGTACCTGCATCATGAAGTGGGGGTACACCCATTATAACGAGAAGATCAAGAAGCGTAAGCGTAAGGCTCAGCCCGAAACGTTGGATCTTCCGGGCGGTCTGTCAAAAACAGTTCACACGCCCGAGTCCGATTCTTTCGAGACGGTTTATGAAGACCATCAGGTATCTCGGCCGTGGATTCGATACTGCGATATCCGAACCGTGTTGGTCGATCCAGGCTGTCGCTACGGTGATATTCGCCGCGCCGGCTGGGTAGTCTATCGCGACTACGCAACGTACCGAGATCTTAGTCGTCTTCGCGGAATAGATGGTTACACCATTCCGGAAGAAGACGTCCTGAAAAAGATTTTTGTTAGAGGCGGAAACGCAACCCCCGCCGATAACATTACAATGACGATGCCGGAGAGCATGCGTGGCTACATTCAGCACGCAGTCCCGCGCAATTATAAAACCACCGCAGATCCGCTGAAGAATCCGATCGAGATCCTGGAACGTTGGGATTGCGAGCGGGTTATTGTGGTGTTGTCGTGTAACGGTCATAACATTCTTATTCGCAACGAAGCGAACCCCTACGGGAAGCTTCCGTTCCTGTCCGCCAACTGGCGCAACATCCCTGATTGCTTCTACGGTCAAGGATTGGGTGCACTGATCGGCGCAGAGCAATTGGTCGAGCAGGGCGTAACGAACCTGGCTATGGATCTTTTGGCCTACGGTTTGCAGCCCACGGCTGTTCGCAAAAAGGGTTTCAACGCTCTTACCCAATCCACACGTTGGGGACAAGGCACCATCATTGACGTAGACGAAGACGTCGACAAGGCGTTCAAGTTCCTCGAGATGCCCGAAGTTCCAGGTGAAGCTTGGCAGTTCATTCAGCAAGCGCAGTCTTCTGCGGCAGCCACGTCGGGTGCCAACGAGTTGGTCGGACAGGGCTCCACCCTGTCTGGTGCGCGTACCTCCGGAATGCGATCGGGCACCGGTGCCGCGGCTGTCATCCAAGCCAACGCCTCGAGACTCGACGGCCCGGACGGCCGTTTCATTCGCCAGATATTTGAACCCTGGTTGTATGAGATGGATCAACTGAACAACGATCTTCTGCCCGCCTCCGTTTTACGGCAAGTGCTGGGCGATAAGATCGGAAAAGATTTCGAAGTAGACCACATCGAGTTCCGTGAGGCGAAGTTAGAATACGAGGTTCTGGCCGGCGCGAAGTTAGGCGCCAAGAAAGAAATGGCGCAGTTCCTGCCTCTCATGCTTCAGGAATTTAACAACCCCACGTTCGTAGATGGCTTGAGTCGCGCTGGCAAGAAGTTTGATGCCTGGGCGATCTTCCAGGCTTTCGCGGATGCCGCGGGCTGGAAGTTCTCGCAGCAGTTTGTGGTCGACATGACGCCCGAGGAGATCGCGGAACACAAGGCGAACACCCCGGCGGCCATGCAGCAGAAACAGATCGCCGCACAACAGCAGTCTCAGTTGCAAGCCTTCCAGCAAGAAGAAAAGATGGAAGATCAGAAGCAGTTGGGTAAAGCGGGCGCTGAGGTTTTGCGTCAGACCACCGAGCACGCCCTAACTAACTCTGAGGTCGAAGGCGAACCAGGTAACACCGGTTTTGGAGATCAGTTGATTTAAGATTTTGTAGTACCGATCGGGGGTGCCTGTAACATCCCCGATCAACCCTTTACAGGAGGGGTTATGAGGGACGAACAAAAGAGAAGAGTTTATCGGATAGCGCATCGCGAAGAAATTAAAAACTACAATGCGCGATACAAACAAGAACATAAAAACGAATTGAAGAAAAAACGCAAGGCGTACACTAAAAAGAACGCCGCGAGCGTACGAAATTACAATCTGAAATACAAACTCGAGCATAAGAAAGAAGAGAAAGAGTATCGAAAGAGGTACGAGTTTGAACACCGATCAGATATAAGAAAACAACGGAAAGCATACCAGAAGAAAAATAAAGAGGTCATAAAAACGTATCCTAGTAATGCGCCCGAAAACAGGATGGCTACTCATCGGAAATACGCTTATGGACTTACCCACGAGCGATTTTTAGAAAAACGAAAAACTCAAAACGACCGATGTGCTATTTGTGGGCTCCAGTTTTATGTGGAGTGCGGTTCGCCTTGTGTGGATCACAGCCACGAGACGGAAGAGATCCGTGATCTGTTGTGTCAAAACTGTAACCGGGGTTTAGGCCTTTTTAAAGAAGATCCAATTAGATTGGGCAACGCAATTCAATATCTTAGAAAACATAAGGACAAACAATGAGAGCACTGGGCGGAAGTCTAAAGCCACAGGAACGCGA